GCAGCAGGAACATACCCTGGTGGTGGCGCACATAGTATTATGTCCCCGTACATCACGGTGTATATGTGGCAGAGAACAGCTTAGTAGGAGAATATTATGAGTTTAGAGAGACCAGGATGGAGAAAAGAGCAGGATACTAACTTTTGGATTCCTGACCAAGCAGCTGTTTATTGGCAAACCCCTGAAGGGCGCGCAGAGGCTCTACGCCTTTGGGGGACTTTACCCGCCTGGCTTAATACACCTGGTTCGGAATCAGACGGCGATGATTGGGGGCCTCCTTCAGGAATTGGTAGCCTAGGTAACAATAATAGAACAGATTTATTTGACACATCAGCTCGAATAGGTGGAAGAGGGTTCACCACGCCTGGAGACCTTGAGAGAACTGGTGGCGGTGGCGGTTTCTTAGACAACATTTCAGGCGGTATAGGTGGTTTGTTCAACTATGAGGACAAGAACCCCGGTAACTGGGGGGGTATGTTATTAGGGGCACTTACCGGAAACCCCTTTGGTAGTTTCATAGGCGACAAGATTGGTGGAGTACTATATGATAATTACAACTCTGACGAAGATAAAACTACTACCGACAGTACTACCCCTGGAAATATGAGTGTGGATTATAGAGGTGTGCTAACCAGCGACCCAGTAGGCCTAGCAGGAGTGGGTAATGTACCCGGTCAAGGTGGGTCCGGTCAAGGTGGGTATCGATATGGTAATGTGGATAACGTAGGCTGGGAAGACCCTAATAACGAAGGTTTCAACTTTGGGGGTAGAGAATACGTCGACGGTTACCAAGGGTCAGGTGAGGCGGTCTATGACCCTAATTACGATTATTCCCCTGCTCCTGTTTCAGAAGGTGGGAACAGCCAGAACTATAATACAGGAGGCGGTGATAACTATGGCATGACCGGCGAAGCAGGCTCTGGATTTGGAGGGTTTGCAGAAGGAACTGACGCAGAAGATGCAGCGTCTGCAGACGCAGGTTACTGGTAGATTTAAAGGAGCTTTAAATGGCATTACAACCGATTAATTTTCCACCGGGAATACAGAAAGAGAATACTAACTACTCTTCTGAAGGTTCTTGGTTTGATGGAGATAAAGTACGCTTTAAGTCAGGTAAACCTGAGCGTATAGGTGGCTGGAAGAAACATATCGCTGCCTCTTTAGTAGGAGTAGGTCGTTCAGTTATTGTATGGCGTGCCAATAACGGTATCATTACCACTGCATACGGTACACATAAAAAACTATATGTAGAGCAAGGTGGTACGCTACACGATGTCACACCACTTAGAAAAACAATTGACCCTGCTGCATCTAGCACTTTAGCAAGCACGTCTAGTTCTAAGACTATTACAGTTACAGATACTGGTCACGGTAGTAATACAGGTGATTATGTAACCCTGTCCGGTTTTACAATGGGGTCATCTGGTTTAGCTACTGCTGAAGTTAATGCTAATCACGAAATAACATTACTTACTATTAATACATACACAATCACAGTAGCAACCGCTGCGTCTGCTACAGGTGCTTTTGGTGGTACTGTAGGTAAGTTTGAATACGAGATACCCATTGGTAAGGTGGATGAAGAATTTGAATATGGTTGGGGTACAAGTACTTGGGGAGCCGGTACTTGGGGAACTGCCCGTTCTACCTCGACGGTTATACTAGCCCCTAGAGTATGGTCACTAGATACTTTTGGTGAGGATTTGGTGGCTGTATATGAAGAATCTAAAGTATATACTTGGGATTTCTCCGTAGGTGTTAGCACTAGAGCCGTAGCAGTTACCAATGCCCCTAGTCAGAACACTGTAGTACTTGTATCTAACCCAGATAGACACTTAGTTACATTTGGCTCACACGACGGTACTGCATTTGATGCTCTGCTTGTAAGGTGGTCTTCTCAAGAGAACTCTACAGATTGGACAGCAACCAGTATCAATACCGCAGGTAGTCAGCGATTATCAGGTGGTTCTAAGATTGTAGGTGCAAGAAGAGCACAAGGTCAAGTATTAGTATGGACAGATACAGACTTACACTCTATGCAGTTCACTGGACCACCGTTTACTTTCGGATTCCAGCAAATTGCTTCCCAGTGTGGCGCGGCAGGCCCCAACTCAATGGTAGTATCAAACTCAGTAGCATACTGGATTGGACAGCATAACTTCTATATGTATGATGGTTCTGTTAAACCGATAGAAAGCCCTGTTCGTAGGTTTGTACTAGATGACTTAAACCTTAATCAACGTAGTAAAATTACAGCAGGACTAAATCAAGAGTTCCATGAAGTGTGGTGGTTCTACCCGTCTGCCTCTAGTACAGAGAACGACAGGTACGTAACATATAATTATGTAGAGGGTTCTTGGGCCATCGGTTCTTTAAATCGTACAGCTTGGATTGACAGAGAGGTATATAACTTACCTATTGGTATTAAATCTACAGGAGAGGTATACGACCACGAGACTGGGGATAGTGATGATGGTGCTGCTATTGCTGCACACATTCAATCAGCGGACTTCGATTTAGCCGAAGGTGATGAGCTGTTCTTATTAACCCAGTTTATTCCAGACATATCACAAGGTACTGGTACAGTAGATTTGCTAATTGAAGGTAAGCTCTACCCTAACGATACCGCCACCACATTCGGTCCTTATACAATAGCGTCCACTACTGAAAAACTAGACCTTAGAATTAGAGCGCGACAAATGAATATTAAACTAGAAAGCAACACAGCTACAGGAGATAGATGGCGCATTGGCTTACCTCGTATTAATATACAACCAGACGGCAGGAGATAGTATGGCTGTTTTACTAAAAGAAAGATTCCCTATTCCTAGAGACCAGTACGAAAAAGAGCAGTTGAATCAATTAGTTAGAGTGTTAGAGCTAGCGTTTCGTAAGGTAGATTTTGAGCTAGCTGATGACGCTGACCAACGTGAAGCTGAAGGATGGATGCTTAAATGAGTAATTTCTTTAAATCGACAGGTACGTCTTTAGCTACCACAGCACAGACAACTCTATTAACTGCACCTGCCCAGTCGTCTTTTATATTAAGTAGTGTTATAATATCAAACAGCAACAGCGCAGCCAGAACGGTAACCTTAGATTTCACTGATGACAGCGCTGGAGTTACCTTTAATATCGCCACAGAGCTTAGCGTAGGCGCAAAAACAAGTATTGAGTTTTTAGAGCATTCCTTCGTATTAGAAGAGGGGGACTCAATCAAAGCAACGGCTTCTGTAGGAGGCTCTGTTGACATTGTAATATCATATTTAGATAGGTACAGAGGCGGTTAGATGGCAGGTATACAAGACTTAGCACAATACGGAAGAGGCAACGACAGTATGATGGCCCACGTAACTCCAGGTGAAATGATGGTTCCACCTGAGATGATGGCGCGCCACCCTGACCTACAGAAAAAGTTATACCAAGCGTACATTGAGGAAGGGTTCGACCCGCGTCAATTTAAAGTAGGCTCTGGAATCACATCTTTAAACCCAGTAACAGGTAAACCAGAATACGGGTTCTTTAAGAAACTATTTAAACTAGCCGCTCCTGTAATAGGCTACGCCATAGCTGGACCTATGGGTGCTGCAATTGGAGGTGGTCTAGCTGGCGCTACAGGCGGTGGCGGTGTAAAAGGCGCATTAAAAGGTGCGGCTCTTGGTTATATAGGTGGCTCTCTTGCTGCTGGTGGAGCCTTCGGTGAGACAGTCTCAGGATGGTCTGGTGGTGGTCTAGGTGGTCTAGGTGGTTCTAAAACATTTGGCGGCTCTGCAGGTAGTTGGGGAAGTGACGCAGTTAGGCGCGTAGTAGGCGGTAAGGGCATACCAGGAAGTCTGGAAAAGGGAGTAGGCGGAGCTTGGAAGCACCTAGCTAAGAAAGTAGCGAATAGCCCGATGGCTATGGCGGCCCTGCTTAGCTCAGTAGCAACAGAACCAGACGCGGTAGGAAGTGCCTACGTACCAAACACCGATAAAGGCGAAGGGTTTAAACTAGATATAACAGGTGGAGACTCTACGACAGACGCAGGTTCTGAAAAGAATAAGATTACAACAGACACACCGGGGTATCCATCTTCTTTCCCATCTTTTAGCGCACCTAACCTACCAGTGAATGTTGCTAATTATGTGGACACCCCAGCTATTTACCCAGTTGCCCCTACTTTCTTAGACCCTAATATAGACGCGGATAAGATTATGGACTACTACAAGCCAGTTGCATACGCAAGTCACGGCGGTATGATTAAGCACGGAACAACAGGAACAGCAGACGATGTACCTATTATGGCATCAAAAGGTGAATTTGTAATGACAGCAGATGCTGTTAGAAACGCAGGAAACGGCGACCCTAGACTGGGCGCTAAGAAACTATACAATTTAATGTACAATCTAGAGGGAGCAAGATAAATGGCAACAACTACAGCAACAACACTAGGAGGAATGCCAGAATGGATGGAGGATTACGCTAAAAAGACCCTCGCCTCTGGACAAACACTAACTGAAACACCCTATAACGCCTATGCTGGTTCCCAGCTAGCAGGTTTTACAGCCCCTCAGACACAGGCGGCTGGTTTAGTATCATCTAATGTAGGTTCAGGACAACCTGCTCTTACAGCCTCTACTGGACTGATGGGAGAGCAAGCTAAACATGCTAGAGCAGGTATCACCCAAGCAGGAGCAGGAACCCCTTTATTTGGACAGGGTGTTACTTTAACTGGTACAGGTGCAGGCTTAACTAACGAAGCAGCAGCGGCTGCGCGAGGCGCGCCAGGTACATTTAATGCAATGTTGCCAGGTCTTGCTTCTAGATACGACACATCATCTCAAGCATACGACCCTAAGGCGGTATCTGGGTTTATGAACCCGTACACAGACGCTGTAACTAAGCAGGGTCTTGACGAGATGCGCCGACAAGGCACGATTGGGCTTAACCAGATTAACGCAAATGCTGTTGCAGGCGGAGCATTCGGAGGTGCGCGCCACGGTATCACCGAAGCAGAGCATCGTAGGAATATGATTGATAAACAATCTCAGTTCATCAATCAGTCTAATGCTCAGAACTACGGTCAAGCACAGAACGCTGCTATGCAGAATTTCCAGAACCAGATGGCTAGACAAGCAGGTGCCGCACAGGGTATTGGTGGATTAGGTCAGGTTAGTTCAGGAATGCAACAAAATGTAGCAACTCAGTTAGGTCAACTAGGTGGTCAGTACGGTACATTTGGACAGCAATTAGGCGCTCTAGGTGGTAGATATGGTCAGATGGGGCAAACTCAAGCAGGCATCGGACAGCAATTAGGTCAGGTAGGCTTAAATCAGGCTAACATCGCTAGAATGTCACGAGGCTTCACTGGTGATGATATCTCAGCACTACAGAACATAGGTAACTTACAACAGGTACAAGCTCAGCGTGGTCTTGATATTGACAGAGATATGTTTATGAAAAAGCAGAAGTATCCTTATGAGCAACTTAACTTTATGAGCGGTCTAATTCAAGGAACTCCATATAGACAACAATCTATGACCACAACAGAAACAGAGGACCCTTCTAGAGCTAGTCAGTTAGTAGGAGGATTAGCCACTCTAGCAGGGGCAGGTAAAGAATTTGGATGGTGGGGTAGTTAAATGAGTATTTCAGAAAAGTTACTAGAGTTCACTAAATCGTTGCAAGATAGTGATAGAGAGGGGCCGTACAACCAGCGAAAACTAGATGATATGTCTCAGGCTGATAGAATGGCTAGGGCTTATGGGGGTATGGGTACTTTATATGGCGCTGCAGCAGAACAGGCTAATATGCCAGTGCAGGACTGGACTCGCGCCAATCTAGACCCAGATTCTATGTACGAAGCGGGAATGGGATTAAGTGGTGCAGCTAACCAGTGGACACCGGAGCAGGCGAATGTATTTGAGGGCATACGAAATGCTGGGGTAGAAGGTTCGGTAGCAACACCGCCTATAACTCCCTTAAACACCCCCGGTATCCCGTCGATTTCAAGTGATGCTTTAAATAATGCACAACAACAAACTGGAGACCTACTACAACAAGCTGTAGTAGACCAGACAGACGATATTGATGATACAGCTCAGGCTGCAAAAGAGACACAAGGCTGGGAGGAGAAGCATTTTAAAGGCGCTATTGAAGTAATTGATAAACTACTAGCACAGACTGACCCTAAATCAGCAGAGCATATGTCTCTGCTGAATCGTAGGGCAGACCTAATTAAAGTATACGAGTCTCAGATAACTCCAGCGCAAACGGCTTCAGCACAGCAGAGCGTAGTAGCGGGTGAAAACTCAATGAACCGTATGCAACGAGAAGTTGATTTTGCTAAGGCACAACAGGCGCAACAGCAACAGTTGTCTAACTTTGGCGCGCAAATGGAGGACTCTAAATCGACAGCTGGTGAAGCAGAGGCCCAACAAGCGTTCAGTAAGGCTATTGGTGCTGATGAGCAGGCAACTTATTTAGAAGATATGACAGGAACTGGTAGCGCTACACAGGGCGGACCATATGACCAAATAACACAGGGTATTACAGACGAGCAGAAAGCAATGGTGCAAAACCTTAGCGACGAGCAAGGTGGCGATGAAGCCCTAGTAGATATTATGAACAGGGAGCAAGCAGCAGCAGACGACGCGGAATTCGCTAAGCAAGATGAATTAGAAACGCAACAAATGCTAGCTGACTGGGATGCAGAGACTGACTATGAGCAAGAGGAACTCGACACAGCAGAGTTAATTAAGGACGCGCGATTTGGCGCTAGTGATAAATCACCTGATTGGCTGGGCGATTCTACAGGTGCTCCTGGTGCTAGAGCAGCAGCCAACTTAAAAGCGTTAGACTTCACAGGTAAGAAGCCTCAGATAGTAATTGATAAGGATGTAGTGAACTCAGAGATATCTATGGCGGTAGAGGTAGACAAGCCGTTAATGTCTATGGCAAATTGGGGTAAGACGGAATTACAGAACCTAGATA